AATTTCCATACCTTCATCAGTTTTAAACCATGCAGCTATAGCTGAATAAGGATGTTCATCAAAAGGAATATTCATTAGTTTTCTACCGTTAGAAGTGTAAGATAACGTTCTTTGATCTCCTGAAAGGTTTAATATATTCTGCTCAACAGCTTTTATACCTATATTTCTAAGATGTATATTGTCATCTTCCATTAAGCTAAGCACTAAACTAGGTCTTTCCTTTGCTAATATCAGTATATCTCTTTTAAGCTCCTTAGAAGTCATCTTAGTCACTTTAGATCCAACCTCTGTACGCATAATAGCTTCAACAGTATCTATATCCATAGTTCTAGCAGCTATCATTGCATCTAACTGATGATCTAGGTTTTCTAATTGTGTAACTGCAACTTCTTTTGGTTTATCTTCTTCCCAAAGTTTATTGACAGATGGGTGATATATTGACATTATTTTTTGCGCCATAATTTTATTTCTAGGAATAAATAAAACACCGTTTCTAAAAATTATTCTACCTGGTCTAACTTGACCTTTAAATTCATCTACAAAAGGAGTGTTTTGATTTTCAGTTAATAAAATTTCTCTTTCATAACCTTTTTCTTCGTCAAAATAATATTTACCTCTACTACCAACATGATAAGACAATGGTGTTAAATCACCTTTCAACTTGTACACTCTGTCTCTTACTTCCCAACCATCAATAACTCTGTTGGTTGGTTCTTTTCTTTTTGGTTGTTTTACAACCGGTGGTACTTCCATTACTGGAGTTTCTACAGCCACCTCTGTTTTTGTTTCTTGTTTTTTTGCCATAATAATATATAATTTAATAAGTTAAAAAAAAAGGGGAGGAGTTTTCCTCCCCTTTTAAAGTTAATAAGAACTATTGTCTAGTTGAATACACCTGCATTAGTTCCTTTGAATAATACAAAGTTGTTAGCACCTTGTACTACTAAACATCTTTCTGATAAGAAGTGCATTTCCATCGCATCTAAATCAGAAGTAGTAGCACCAACCGAACCAGTAGTCCAAGTTTTGTACTTTCTGCTTTCCATGTTAGAAGCTCTGTAACGTACATGTAAGAAAGGTCTCTTAAGATTCTTTCCTAAAGTTTCGTCATAAACAGAAGAAACACCAGCTGGTATCATAACACCAGTGATAGCACTTGTTGCAGAAGTTGCATTAATCAAACCTCTAGTAGAAGCATCATTTAGATATTTGAAATCAGATTTGTAGAAATCGTAAGATCCACGTCTGAAACCAGAGAAACCTAAGTTTAACGCCATATCAGCATCGTTGTTAAATACACCGTAAGAAGTACCTCTACCACCGTGTACATTAGTAACAGCAGCACCAGCAACACCACCATTAGCACCTGCTAACATGTCATCGATAGTTAATGCAAGATCTCTGTTTAAGAACATCATGTTCTCTTCAATAGCACCTTGTTTATCAAGCTCAGCTATGATAAGATCAAATTCACCTAATGCAATTGAGTGAGAAACTGATCCATCTAAAGCATCAGATAAGTTACCTCTATCTGCTAAAGCAGCCCAAAGACCTTCTGTACCCGCGATATTACCACCTTGATGAGCAGCAGGTGCAGTACCTGTAGTTAATGTTGATTCCATCATTGCCATTTCTAAGTAATCAGAAAATCTAGCTTTTGTATCACCAGAAGCTTTTAAGTACCATAAGTAACCTGATTGTCCTTCTTCACCAGAAACTTCAACCCAACCAATTTGAGAAGCATCAGATCCAGAGATCTCGTACTTGTCTTTTAATATGATAGGCTTGTTAGTTCTAGATTTGAATTGTGGTTTATTAGCACCAACTCTTCCTTCAGTTCCTTTAGCATATTCAGATCCATAAACTAGTACGTTTACATCACCAGCAGCTAATGAACCAGTTGCGATATTAGCACCATCGTAACGTTTCCATATAACTTTACCATAAGCAGTACCAGTACCAGAAGTATCTACGCTAGTAACATAACCTCTTGTTACTGAATCAGCATCAGCTACTAAGATCATGTCACCTGGACGTATACCGTGAAGTACTACGTTAGTTGCACTAGTTACAGCGTTACCATCAACGTCAGTAGAACCAGCGTCAAAAGTCAATGTTCCAGTTATTGTTGATACCGTTAAAGCAACATCTTTGTATGATAAATGTAATCTACCTTGCTCAGACCAAATTACTTGGTCAGATGCCATAGATTCTTCAGCTCCTACTTGTGAAAGAAATCCTGAGATTGTTCTGTTACCGAACACTTCAGCTTCTTTCTCCATAAGATCTGGTAAATATTGTTGCGCCCAGTTTGCACTGTTCGCTCCAGCGTTTGCGAAATCAATATACGCAGTCGCTAGCGTTTGTTTTAATGGTGCTGGAGTTAATTTCCCCGCACCTACACCTGCTACAGCCATAATTTTTAAATTTTAAATTAATATTTAGTTATCGTTTTTTTATTCTTAGCTTCATGTCATTTGAATCTTCGCCTAAAACTTTAAACTTAATACCTCCTTCACCTTCATAAACTTTATGAGACTCTCTAGATGTGTTAATGTTCTTAGATTGAGCAACCGTTTGCTTTACAGCATCAGTCTTGCCTTGTTCATAGAAATGTTTCGCTATTGCATCAGGGTTCATAGCTGTGAATAATGACTTATGATAACCAGCAGCATCTTCCATTAAACCGTCGTTTAGGAACTTCCCAACGAAGTTGTTAATATCAACTTGCTTGTTTTTCACAGAGTCAACATCCGTAACGTTGTATTTAATCTTCTTGTCACCTACATTAAATTCAAAGCCATCAAAGTTTTCAAAAACTTTATCAGTTTTATTTAAAAAGGTTTTTTGTTGATTTTCTACAATCTTTACGTTTTGCTCTTCTTCCTGATTGTACCTATTAAAGAATTCAATTGCTTTCTGCTGATCGTTAGTTAGTTTGCTTCCAGCTTTAATTTCTTCATAGTATTTGGATTTATTCTCTTCCAAGTGAGATCTAGCCTCAGCAACTTGCTCTTTTAAGGCTAATTTTTTTCTTTTTATATCTCTCTCATCGTCTGTATCTTCATCATAAGAAAATCTATCTTCTAATAAAAAGTTTATTTCTTCTGCGTTAAGATGAGGTTTTGTTTCTTTGTAAAAGTCAGCTAAAATTTCAGAGTCGTCCATATCTTTAACGTCTGTGTTTAACTTAACATAATCTTGTAAATCTCCACCGGTCTCTTCCATAAACTGCATTAGTTTTTGCATGTTTTCTGGAAGATCAACTACTTCTTCTATTGTAGTCTCTTCTTGTGCTTGGGCTTCCGGTTGTATTTCTTCTTGTTCCTCTGGGGCATTGGCATCTTCATCGACTCCAACCACTCCCTCGTTGACAGTGTTATCTTCTGCAACTTCTGTTGTTTCTGTGGTTTCATTTTCTTCTGGTATTGTTTCTACTGGTATTTTTGTTAAATCTAATTTTATATCACCATCTTCATTGTATGACACTGGTGACTCTTCTTGTTTTTCTTCAACCTGAGGTTCTGTAGTTTGCTCTACAGTTTCTTGTGTAACCTCTTCGGTTACTTCTTTGTTTTCTTCCATGATATAATAATATTAAATAATTAGTTACTTGTTAAACCCGCAACTCCTAAGCCTGACCCTAAGGTATCATTACCTGCAGACTCAAAGTTTTTAGGCTCTGTTTCGTTTTTCTTTTGAGCTATTAAATTACTTTGTTGAGAACCTTTAATTCTTTCACGCTCGTCTGCTCTATCATCTTTAGCAGACTCTTTGTTTTTAGCAGCCTCGTTATCCATTTGTCTTAGCTTCATATTGATTTCAAACTCATGATCCATCAACTGTATTTTCATAGCAGCTTCTTCTTTCATAAATTGTATCTTCATTCCGTTTCTCTGCTCTTCAAGTTGCATATCCATCTGAACTTTTTGTTCATTTTTCTGCATTTCTGATTGCGCAGCTGCTTGAGCTGTTTGTTGTTGAGACTCGCCTTGTGCCTTTATATTTTGTTGTTGCATAGCTTGTTCTCTTTCTAACTTCTTTTTCTTTTTATACTTTATTAACTGGTTAGCCATCTTTAAATTTTTAACCTGTCTTATGTCAATAGCATCGTCAACATCTAAACTCTTTTGTTGTATAGCCATTTGTATGTTGTTTTCAAGTATTTGTCTTTCTTCTTCGTCTGGCATTAAATCTATAAATATACCAAAATCATACAAGTGTAATTCAGACATTTCTTTTAAAGTTGCTACGTTGTGAGCACCAATTTGTTGTATAAACGCATCTGCAGTTGGTGAGTACTCTAGTATATCTGATATTCTTAACGATAGCTGTTCAGCTGTTTCTACGGTTAAAAATAACGATGCATCTAGTATATGTCTTGTTGCTACATTAGAATTTGCTGCAGCTAACTTTTGTATACCAACTAAAGATCTTGAATCTGGAGTTGAAGCGTCTCTAGCTTCGTTAAGACCAGTCACATCTCTAATCATCTGTAGATAGTAGTTATAGTTACCTATAAGTGCTTGTAATTTATTACCAGCGCCAGCTCCATTTGAAATTTCTTGTATAGGTATTTTCCCTGGGTTTTGATCACCATCTCCAGTAAAAGACCTACCAACAACAGAACCTGTTTGAAAGAACATGTTTAAAGCTTCTTGAGCATTATAGTTTGTTCCATTGCCCAGATCAACTTCAGCTAAACCATCTATATCTAAATAAACACCATCTGGCACCATTCGTGATAATACTTGTTGTAGCTTTAAATGTGTCAACTGTATCATATCAGCAAAACTAGTAATTCTACCAACAAGAGATTCTATTCTACCGTTGTACATTTTTGGAGCAACTATAGAGTAGTTCATTTTAACTTTGTTAAAATCACTTTTAGTTCTCATCATGTTGTCAGCTTTTTTCCAT